AGTTCGGATCAGCCATTCATTTCACCTTATGGGTTCTTAATGGGCCAATTAATCTTCGCTTCTTTCTCAAATCTTCTAATTGCAATATTGAGTTTTGTTTTTTGCTTGTATGTCATTGGATCGTCGAGCCCATATTTCTTAATATAGTCCATATACCTTTTCTCGTTCACGAGAGCATCCGTAAACCGCTGAACCTCTATTCGATTCCCCCTAACCTTAACGGGAATGCGGCGTCCTTTGTACATTTTAGCCAACAGATACTCAATCCATGCTGCAAAAACATGGAGGATGTTTTCATTCAGTTGCCCCTTGCGAGCAACACCCAGATCAAATACCATCTCTTCTAGTTGGTCCTCAGTAAGCATATCAAATCCTCAACAACGATACATGGTTGCTTAATAAGTAGTTAGTTGTTGACATTTTGAGTGTATTTAGCGTTTTCCACGCTTTGCTTTTCTCATAGCATCTTCTTGAGCTTTTTGTTCGCCCTCTTTTTGCTTAATGAGTCTCCTCAAGAACCACTTCCTAATGGTTACAGGGAGATTATACGCCTCGAAAAAACTCCAGCCGCCGTAATATTTTAGATTAAAGAATTCTTCGTAGATACTAAGTTTATATTCTTCACTTAGGCCAAAAAAAGTCAGCAGTAAGCGGAACCTCCATGTCCGCTGAATAATCACAGTTGGTGCAATTAAACTCCTGACTCATGTCAATATTAGGCACCACCTCGGCAAGAACCTTTCTTATATATCTTGAATCTTTGGCTGGCATCGTAGTTGCCAGTACTCCAATTTGGGTAGGACTAGGGTTGCCGTTGATCGCAACAATTGTTTTTGCAAGTTGTGTTGTCAACAAGCCAGAACCTTTGCTTGCCTTGGAGTTTCTGGTTGCAATTTTCGTAATAGCCGCCTCGTCTTCACCTGTAAGCATCCTACATTCAATCTGCGCTTTAGAGACGGGAAGTGTCAGCACAAACGTGTTACGCTCTGTTAAGTGAACATCATGTTCAGCCATGGCTGCTTCAGTGTCTACGGTTCTCAAATCCTGTAAGTCAAATTCATGCTCGTCAACATTCTGACAACTCGGGCAGGTCACGTTTGTAACGTACTCTGCTCCATATCCGGTGACCCTTGCAGCAACAAGAAGAGCATTCTTGTCACCCATCAAAAGATCGTTGACCTTTACACGACTATCGACAATCAAATTCTGGAGAGCCCTATCTATCGCCACGCCCTTCTTCAACAGAGAGCGATCAGTAAGAATATCCTCTTCTTTGGCTGTCATATATTTAACTTCAATTGTTTCTTGCCCTTGCAGGGGATGACCGGGAGGATAGAACCTACCTTGACTTGGAAGCTCAACAAACTCGGTCGGTACTGTCCAACTAAATGGCGTATTAGTTACCGCTTCAGATACAGGAACAGCCGAAGTCCCCTCGTCTTCTGGAGTTGGGGTACCCTCGGCTGCCTGGAAGCGTCCTTCATTTCTGCTCATTGTAAAAACCTTTCTTTAGAACGATATAAAACTATATCACACTTTTTGCGATTGTTTTAGGATGTTAAGGCACCCAAAGCCTGTCCGGCGGGAGAGGCTATATTTGCAAGCGTGGCGAAGTCAAAAGTAAGCTCAATGGTGAGTTCCAACATTTCGTCAGATGTGTAATCCAAAGAACCACCAAAGTCGGCCGAGGTCACAAAAGCGTTGTGAAGGGTCCACTCTTCTATTGAATTTCCCATGTGGTCAAGGAGGCGTATTTTAGGACCGGCTCCAAAGAATTTTGCAAAAGAGGCTTTGCTCATAGATCTTTGCCTTCTGCGAGGTCCGGTAGAATTGTTCTCATTTAATTCAATGTACCCCGCTTCCTTCAGCATCTGCATCAGAATATCAGTAGGGTCGTCATCACCACTAGCAGGAGCAACCAAAGTTACACTAATCGGGTCCCAAGTAACACGCCCAGGAAACTTCAAATTATAATCCAGATAACTGTGCTCTATTGTGCTAACATTAGCCTTGGGCATATTAGCAGTCTTAATGTAATAAGATTTTATCCCCTTGGGTCCACCTGCCCTGTCAACGCCGACAACCAGTTCATAGCGAAATCGTCTTTTAGGGTCTACATTTGCGCTATCCCAAAATAATTCTGACATTCTAATTTATCTCCTAAGTTTAAATAGTCTGAACATAACTTTTTTAGTCTTCGAAACTTGCTCCGCTTCTTGTGACCACGAAGTCGATTGCAAAGAACTCCACCGAGCGAGTTGGCTTCACAAGAAGCTTCGCATAGATTATGTTCTGATCGATAAGATCGGGAGTTGTAGTGGTTTCATCCAAAACAAGCCTAAACTCATCAATACCAAATCCAGACTTCACATTGTTGAGGACCACGTTTGCCTGAGACGTGAACCTATCCCAAGTCACCTGAGCATTAACATCGAACAAGAGCCTAGAGGCGATAAACGATATTTCACGCTTGAGGAAGATCATCAAGCGACGAACATTAATCCTATCAAGTGCCGAGCGGGTCTGCTGTAGTGTTTTTTGTCCGAAGACTACAATACCTTCAGCAGGGAACTTGGCAATTGGGTTAATATTGTTTTCATACAACCTGTCTCTGTCGTCTTGCGTCAGCTTCTTGGACACATCCAAGATCGGCAAGCCGGCGGCACCCTCGCTCAATCCACCACGAGTGAATCCTGCTGGAGCAAACCAGGGGTAAGAAGTTTTATCAGTATTAGCAAGAACCCCAAGGGCTGCAACCGAAGGCGGCATCCAGATTCTTCTATTGTTGACCGTATCCCTCACCAGTACCCACGGAGCATACGTTGCACCGTAGCTGTTGTTGATCTCTCTATCACTTAGAGCGTCAGTTGCTTGCTTAATCGTGTAAGCGTTTCTACCAGAGACGCTCTTGGTGTTTTCTGTTTCTGCGTCATAAATCTTATCAATATCTATGATGGCAAGTGCATCACCACGCTCTTCAGCAACATCCAAAAGATGGTCAGTCACATTTGTTTGCACAATCCCTGGCAGCGTGATAAGGTTGTACTGAGAGTCTTCCGAATCGGAAACAATGTTGATCGCTCTCTTGAGCGTGTGCAACGGATAAGAGGTCTTTTCGTTTGTTGCCGTACTGAAGTTACTCTGACGGAAGGGGTCTTTTTCTGTGACGTCAAACCCTTCAAAGCCGCCATGAAGCAGTGTAGTGAACCTATCCAAACCTGCGTCCAAAGCGCCCGAAAAAGAAGAGCTTGCCGCCGAAACACTCTGCCCGTTGGAAGAGCCTGGTGCAGCTTGGCGTGATCCCGAAACAAACTGATATCCTTCTGCTACCGAGCCAGAAATATCGTCAATAGTAAAGTGCCATGCAATCACAAGCGGATCTTGCGATGCCCTGCTTTGAGTTGGACTATCCTTGAGATCATGAGACGTTCCGGCCGGAGAAGACTGAAGTCCTTTCAGGCGGGGTCTCAAGCAGTCATGAAGCTGATCATTAAACTGAGTGTCCGAGTTGGTTCGCCCGGTCCAAGCACCCCAGTAAGTCTTCTTGAGGTTCTTGGGAGATCCCCAGTCGTCTTTCTTACGAAGAGGGACAGTGGGGAATACGACCGAAGCGGTTAATCCGCCCTGTCCGCCGAGACCGGCAAGAAGTCCGGGTCCAGCAGTTGCGCTATCGGCACCGGATTCTTTCTGGTAGCCCCCCTGGACTCCGAAACGGTCTGTGTCACCGCCATCGATCAGGCTGGCTACTGCGCCACGAGAGGCACTGAGGGCGGCGGTACCAATAACACCGTTACCTGTACCTGAGACGCTAACAAGACCGCTTGATGCACTCAAGATCGAAACGGAGCGGTAGGTCAAGGGACCCAAAACACCGAAGGGCAGAAGCTGCGGATCTGTAACGCCGGCCTCAACATCGTCGTCCATGACGACACGAATGTATTTCGAGCGGTTGGCGTATTGTCCGTACTCTCTATTACGCTTCTCTGTCGAATCATATTCTTTAAACCTATCACCAATCTGTGCGGCGATATAGTTTGGAGAAGCGGGATTAAGATTGAGTTGGTCGTATCTTTCCAAAACGACCTGGCGGTTATCGTTATCGGACAACTTGCGAACAATAACACTAAAGGTTCCATACTTTTCAAAGTTACCTTGCGGTGCCTTTATATCTTGAATTGAAATCTTTATTTCTCTCTGTGCCCAGTCGCCAGGAGTCAAAGCCTCAAACCTAAACAACTTTTGTTGTAAGGTGGCGTCGTAAGATGCTGAGGCGATTCCCTGATTCGTATCTTGGCAGAAGTACCAACCTGTTGTTGATTTCTGAGCCTCAAACTGGAAGTCATTTCCTACTTCTGTAATGGTCTCTTGGTTTCTGAGCGGCAAAATCGCAGCCCAAGCGGTTGTCGTTGTGACATTTTCACCCGACGAGCCAGAGCCAACCATCTCTCCGATGGAAGTTGCGCTTTTTGCTACCAAACTTCTTTCATAGGTTTCACCAAGCCAGAATCTACCACCTTGACTTGAAGAAGCTGTGCTTCGACGTGTGATATTTTCGTTCGTAAGGGTCGGGTTGGTGTTGAGAACGTTTCTAACGAAGTTGTTCTTAGCTGGGTTCAAGCTAATTGTTACTTTTTGGAGGTTTGCAAATGTTCCGTCTTTCGAAATCATAAGATCAACATCACCATCGGTGTTTGTCTTATACAATTCGCAAGCAGATGCGGTAAGTTGAGCATCGGCTCTTGTTCCCGAAAGAAGAACTCGCCCTGCTTCGCAGTAGAACGTTGCAGCCAACGCACCAGTTACGGCGGCACCTTGCCCTGCACCCGTGTGAAGGGTTCCCGAGGGCCAGAGGAAAAGTCCCCATGCACCACCGGCAGAAGGAGTGCTGCTAATTGTTCCTGCTTTCCATCCAGCATAGCCGGCGGAAGATGCGTCAGGATCTTGCACACCGACAGTACGCATATAGGTCAAAGACGTTGCGCTCTTTAGCCAAGCCTGAGCGGCATAGGCGGCATAGGTTGGTCCAAGTGTATTGCCGTAGCGCCAAACATCTTCACCGTCGTTGCCAGGAATAGGCTCGCCAAAAGTGTCAATGAACTCAGAAAAGGAACTAACTGTCACGGGCTGCATTGCAGGTCCCTTCCGTGCTCTACCTATAACCATTGGTCCAACTTGTCCTGGCTCGGCAGGAAGTTGGCTATTGTCTATTTCGTCAACAAAGACGCCTGGGGAAATAAACTTAAACTTACTTGTGGGATTATCCGCCATTTTAACTTTGTTCTCCTCGTTATTAACTCGTGGTTAAAGCAATGTGCGTGAGCGATTGCTAATAATAAATAGTAAGATAATCTGCCAAACTCCTTTGAGTTTATGACCTGAATTTATCTTTTCTGTCGGCGTGGAAGTCTGGCTCCTCGCCGAGCATTGTTCTTTCTCTCGAAAACCTTATCTTTGCAGCACTTTGACGCTTGACAATAACAGGCGTATCTTGGTTGTCTTGGGCACCAATGAGGTATCCCAATACCTTAATCGTAATTCCTGCGGTAAAAGTCCTTTCATTGACGTCAATTCCGTCCGGCTTAAAATCTATATTGTAGGTGGGGTCCACAAACGCTTCGTAAGAATTTCTTTCGTGGCTTATTTTAAAAACAGATGGATCCCCAGTCAAAGTATGAAAAGTGGAAAGCACTTCATTCATCTGTTGCTGGTATTCTGTTATAACACTCACAGTGTAGGTGCATTCTATGAAAGTCGGCATCGGGATCATCAGTGTTTCGTAAACAATGTTCTTATTTTCCCCAGGAAAAGTCTGCCTGTTTGCATTCATGCCTCCGTCTGACTTCCTGATAGCATTCGCATTAGCAAAATTTGCAGTTTTATCCTGCTTTATGCGTCTGGCAATCGGGATCGATGCTTTGCGCTTATAATAATCAAAATAAGGGGGTATATGAACTCCGTATTTTGCCTTGTTTGCTGGGTTTTGCATCACAGAGGTCTTTGCAATTGAAATTATAGGGTAGTTTAATGTTCTGCCGTTTGGTCGCAATTCTTGGTCGTTTGTTGTTCTAAGGTTTTTCACTTGATGGGCTCTTTCGGGGATAGAAAATATAATCGGAACCTTCTCGAAACCTTTATTGCTTGTGACGTAAATATTCAATTCATCATTTATGAAATTATACAAAGCATAATCAATTGTCTCAATCGTAGAAGACTTTATGGTGTACGAAGCAGACAGTTGCGCCTGCTGTGGCTGAGTTCTAACTGGCATTAAACAGTCCCCTTCTTGCTTGCTTTCCAACCGCAGTTACCTCAACAGAAGTCTCTGTGGAAGTAAACGCACTATCTTGACCAAATATATAACGAGGCTCAAATACGTCAACAATTTCAAAATACATCTCATCGTACTGCATAAAATCCCCAAGGCGCACAAACAAATCTTGATCTTCTGCTAATCGGCGCTTGTGCATGTGAACATTTATATTATACAAATTGTCGAACCCAAACTTTTGCTGGACTCTTTCTGAGCCCACATACTCTACCAATGCATATACCCTAACCGGGGGCAAGAAAGTTTTATTAATTGCCTCTCCATAAAGGGGGTGGTAGTTTGTTCTTTCCATATCAATTGGATAGTACAAAACCTGTTGTCCAACAATCTTTTCAATGACCTCATCACTGATTTGTTTGACAAAGTTTCTTTCCGCCTGCCCAACAAAAAGCGGCGGTGGTGGGGTGCTTGGCTGTGTCCACCTGTTTGATCGATCAGACATCTAACTAGCCCACATAAATGCCGTGAGGAATATTCTTAAATACATTGTTAATACTATCTTGCATTGCCGCATCTCCCTCGGCTAACTTACCATACACCAATTCATCTAATACAGTTTTAAGCTCATCACGCAATGCGTTTTGTTCTTCTTTTGCCTCCGAAATAAGGGCTGCTCCGTTCAAGGTTATGTCATTGCCCGGTATGGGGATTGATGCAAGTTTTGACCTTACTTGTCCTAAAGTTTCTTTACATAGGGATAGTGCAAACCTTCTAATCCACTGTTTCCCAATGCTATTAATATTTTCATAAGGAATATTCGGAAACGGCAAGGCGTTCATATTATTCACACCATCGGCACCATAAGTCCTGTCAGCCTCTTCTTCATAAGCGTCCTCGGCAACCCTAAACTTAACCCAAAAACTGCTCGGATTTAAGCCGTCAGGCGTTGGGAATATCCTAAGCCTATTATTGTTAATCTCAAATGAATAATGAGAGGCTCTCACTTTCATATCTTGTTCATATGCATATGCTTGAAGAACATTTTGCCATGCTGGGACAACTTGGAAGTTTGCATCATCAGCATACATTCCATATGTTGACAGGTTTCCGACAGTACCAACAGATGTTCCACCAAAAAACCTCCAGGCTGCCCTCGGGGTTTTATAATAAACTTCGTGAATCGTTACTGACCCAGAACCAACTTTGTTATAAAAGGGTTGACTTGAGGTGAGAGATGCGCTATAAATAATAGCCTGCAAATCATAATCCTGAACATCTCTTGAGGCAGAAAAGGAAGCTGAATACAATGCTTGACTTGCTCCCACGCCTGCGTGCAGACTTGCCCCTCTGCCAATGTGAGTAGCATACCCCAACTGGAACCTGGGGAATTTTAGGTTGGCGTTTGTACTAAACGACCCTGTGAATTCACCATCTTGGTCGAAAGTTCCTGTGGTGTTACCCATCAAGTCTGATAATACATTTTTTGCCTGATGTGTGTTTATAAGATACGAATATTCTAGGCAGGCTTCTTCGTAAGCGTTGTAAACATTGTCTGTTGTAATTTCTAAGTCAAGGATGTTACCGCCTAGTTTATTATAAACATATGCAACTTGATCTACAGCACCACTAACAAAGTGTGCGCTGCCACTATAAATACCGTAAGCTAAAGCACTTGCGACCTGCGTAGCACTCCCTGTCGAAGTCAATATTAGGGCACTCGTTTGGCTCTTAGGCGACAAATTAACGGGCATTAAAAAATCCTCTTAATTTAAATGAAGACACTTGGTCTTAATAAATAGTTTTGTCCAATGTAGTTAGCATATAAAAACAGAAAACCCCGCCACAAGGACGAGGTTAACTGCGCTGTTATTCAGTCTTTAGTTAATTTACATTAACCGTTAAGATCATAGACAACAACAAGCCCGTACATATCAGGACGCACCATCTTCTTGGCATAGCGAGTCATGACACCCTTGCGGGGCACGAAATCTTCTGTACCAAAAATGGTCGGCGTGACTTGCAGCGGAACATACGGAGCGTACACATAGCCGCTTTCAAGGAAGCTACTTCCCTTACGTCCGACCAGAACCACGTTCCGGATGAAGTAAGGATCAACATAGATATCCATCTTGCGACTCAAGCTACCAACGTTGACAGCGCCCCAAGAGCCCTTGTCTTCGTCAGCCTTGACGCTCGCCTTGAATCCACTGGTGAACTCAAGGAGGGAAGCCACTTCAGGAGAGCAAACCAAGAAGTTTGCGCCGCCACGAAGCGTCTTGCGGTGCATACGAGCACTGAGATCATTAATGGTCTCAAGAAGAGTCTCGTACCACTCGCTCACCGTACCTGTGAAGGTCGGAGCCAAGCTGTTGGTAAGGTCGCTACCGTCATTGCGGCTAAGGAACTTACCAGGGCGACGGCTCCAGTAAAGCGTGTCAGCGGATGCACCAGCGACCAGATCCGAAAGGATCTCTTGATCGATTTCAAGAGCGATCTGCTCGGAAAGAATGCTTGTCAACTCAACTTCAGCGTCGAGGTTGTGATAAGCGTTCAAGTCCTGAGCAAGCTCGGGGCTCCATTTAGCCTTGAGCTTCTTGGTGACCGCTGTGACAGCGGTGCTGTCCACCTTGATGTCGATCTCTGGGATCTGCTGATTAGCTTCAAGTCCCCAGCTTTGGTTGCTGTTACTACCTGCAAGAGCGCCGAAAGGATCGCCTGCGGCGACAAATTCGTCAGTCTTCGGGAAGTACACAATACCACCGACGGAGGCACCGCCAGCAGTAAATCCACCCATGGACTCAGAAAGCTGAACCGATGAAAGCGAAGCGTTGCGGCTAACGCCCACAACAAGAATTCTGTCGGTTCTTGTTCCCGAGAATTGGGTCAAGCGGCGGGCGTGGTATCCGCCACCGTTAGTATCTGCAACAGCCTTGACACCAAGGTTACCAGCACCATTGGTACCCGAAACCACGAGAGCAGCAAGGTTGTCAGTGTTCACACCATCGCTGTTAGCAATGTCGAACTCACCAATAACGAACGTCGAAGTACCCGAGATCAGATCTGGGTCACGACGAAGGGTCTTAACATCAGCCGAAGATTCGTTCGCACCGAACGTACCCGAAGCAATGATGGTAATACCCGTGATCGAACCTGTGGGGCTCGAAAATCCGTTACCAAGGTCGTAGAAGCTCTTCTGACCAGCAGCGTCAGCCAAATTGGCACCGCTCATGATCTGACGACCGACTCGTCCTTGACCGTAAATGGATTCGTCGCCAGTAGCACCGAGGCGGTGGACACTACCACTTTGGTCAGCGTCGCCTGTGGCGCTATCGGGACTGTACACGAAGTCCATAAAGAAAATGAGTCCACTGGGTAGACTCATGGGTTGGACCGAAACAAGGTCCTGAGCCAACAATCCACCGAAAACACGGCGAACGATTGGGAAAGCAACTGAGGCAAAGCCTTCAACATCTCCTGCTTGCATCGTGGTTTGCTCCTTGAGCAATTGAGCAGCCTGGTTTTCCAAGAGGCGAGCCATGTAACCACGGCTGTGGTCACTAAGTCCCTCAAGAAGACCAGTCTTCTCCCACTTGGAGAGTAGAGCTTCACCTTCATTGGCAAGAGAGCGTTGTCTGATGCCTTCTGTTAGTGTGTCAATCATAGACATAATAAAAAAATCTCCTTTTATTTTTTATTGTTTATACCTGCGAGCGTAGCCCAGCGATTTACTACCGGATTACCGTCGGTGTTTTCTTCCGTGCGGCGTCCACTAAGAATAACTGAAGATCTTCTTGATACTGCTTCAGACAACGATTGTGTGGATTTCTTTCCAGAATTACCCGCCATTGTCTTTTGAAGGGTCTCAAAGACCATCTTCGCTTCTTCCACCGACCGTGCGCCACCGACCAACTCAGCAATTTTAGTTTTTTGCTGCTCATTCAAGGAGGTGTCTTGTAGAACACGATTCGCATATAGTAACCTAGCATTTGATAGGTTAACTTCTTCTAATCTATCTTTAACCTTAATGATAAGGCTCTTTAATTCTTTGTTTTGTTTCGTCAGTTGCTCATTCTTCATCTGAAGGCGGGCTGTTTCTCTGCTTGCATCTTCTATGTCTTTTTTATCCATTCCGTCATCGGCGACAGATGCTACAAAAACTTCTTCTTCAGCCTCTTCTTCCTTTTCAGCCTCAACAGCCTCTTCGGCAACTTTTATATCTTGCTCGTCTACGTCAACAACAAGCATTTCTTTAAACATATCCATCAACTCATTTTCGTTGATTTCGATTTCATCATCTCTATTTGCTGCGGCGATGGGCTCTTCTAAGTCAATACCCACCTCGGCAGCTAGATCATCCCGCCCAAGCTCAAATTCTTCTTCGCCTGCGTCAGCGTCGTCTTCGGCAGCAGCAATAATCTGATCAAGATCCACAACGACTATTTCTTCTTCTGCTTGGTCAGGGTCGTGGGACATAGGGACGTCAGCCATGATCGGACTTTCCTCTTCCTCTTCTCCTGCCAGGGGGTCTAGACCCATTTCCTCTTCGCCTGGATCCTGTTCCAAAAGCTGCTGAATCGCTTGTTTTACTTCGGGGGCATATTTTTCAACCACCGCTTTTTCAGCACTCTTGATAGCTGCTTCTCGAAGTGCTTGGGCGTCAACGATTGCCTGATCCAGCATATTTGACATTAAAGTTCCCCCTTTAAAAATGAAAATACATCAAAATATATAGTTATTTGTGTGTTCAATCGACCAAGTGTTTCTCAAGTAAAGTTAATCAGATATTCCTGAGCCAGTAACGGTTGTCATTTCACCCGATGAAATATTTGTCAACTCAGCATAAATGTCGTATTGAGTTGTCCCGCCGCCTGGTTGTGAAATATATAAATCTTTCATTCTGCCATTTAGGACAATTGAGTTGCTTCCAGAGGAGGCATGACCTGCGGCTAACCCTGCTGCACCTGATACGGTTATATAGTGATGAGTTGTTGCAGGAGTGTTCATTGCACCAGTTGGCACAAAGTGAACTCTCAGTGCGTGCGCTCCATGATTAACAACTGTAACGGACTTAGCAAGAGGGTCAAAAGTGTGTCTATCTTCGTTACTTGCCGCTAGCGCCTCTGACCCAGAAAGGTAGGGTAGTCCCGCCACCTGATATGAACCCACATTTAAAACACCCGGAGTGCCATATGAATAGTTTCTTCCCATTATTTTCTTCTCCCACTTTTAGGGTTCGACCTTTTTTTATTAGTCGGAGTAAATAGTTCTAGTCTTTTCTTATTTACCTTATCAATCAATCTTTGTCTGGTGGCTTTTCTGATTCCTTTAAGCACAGAAGGCTTCTTATAATATGTTCTGTCTTTGAACTCATCAATAATTCCATCTCTCTTTACCTTCTTTATAAATTTCCTCACCATCTTTTCTGCGTCACCTCGGCACTCATCAGCCTCAACTACAATACAGCCTCTAATGCGTGGTTTTCTACTACGTTTGAATGATTTGTTTCTTTTCATTTCTTTCACTTTCTTATTCCGGAAGCAACTGCTCCCCATTTGCCCATTCCAGGCAGGTTACTAATATCTACTCCAGGGTCACCTCCGGCAACTCCCGCTAAAGGACCCTTGCTATCGCCAGGTATCGGGGTCGTTCCTTCAAAAAGCTCAGGGTTAGAAAACTTCTGTTTTACATGGTCATATCCATTGTTCCCAATGGCTGACAAAACTTGCTTTTTGGCTTCCGACACATTTTGCCGTTGTGGCTTGGGCGGTGGTGTGGATTCTTGGACCAAGGATGCACCCTGTAATCCCTGGGCTACTTCCGAGATGATGCCCGAGAGGACGCCTTCCTCAAAGATCACTTCTTTGACGCATTCTTTAATAATATTTTTAAGTTCCGATTTTTTCATAGATTTCTTTCTTGCGTTTTCCACGCACTTAGTATATAGTACACTCCCGTGTTATACGTTCCCGCCGGCTCGGTTGGTGGATAGACGGCACCAGGCGCTGCCTGTCCAAATATACTGAAAAGAAGCCCCCAGCGGTTCCCCTCCGAGGGCCGCACCCATGACTGTGGATGTTTCCGATGAGTTTAACTGGTTGGCGGGCTGAAAGATAATTACTCCCATATCAGTCTCTCCCCCAGACCCATCAAGAGCAGTTGTGACCAAAACAACTGTTAATATCTGTCCTGCGACCTTGCCGTCGGCGATGGTACAAACATGCCCTCCTACGGCTGGATTTACCGTGACACTGGACACCGTTAAAAGAATGACCCCAGCCTCGGCATCAAATGGCTCAAGCGTAGAGGTTGTCCCTGACCCAAGGTTGGCTGTTGCTGTGCCTCGTGCAAATTGTCCATTTACCACAAATGCGTTAGTGCTCGCATCTGCTGTGGCTAGCGTCATACCTGAACTTCCGGAAACAACATTAAGTGTAATGTCTTTATCCGCAACATGATGGCGTACCTCAATTTCCTCGCCAGTAGAATAAGCTATTTCTGCTTCTCGGGTGCCCGCATTATGAAACACAATACTCCCAGATGTTCCAGCATCTTTTTCAATAATCAACTCTGTGTTGGAAGTTCCGTTGTCGAGATGCAGGAGTCCGTCTGGGGAAGATGTTCCGATTCCCACTCTGGCGGTAGATGCGTCAGCCCTCAGTATTGGAGATGTACTACTATTGTTGCTGTTAACAACAAAGTCAACGTTGTTGTTATTACTATTGACAGTTACTTGATGAGGGGCCGACGCTTTCTTATGCATCCCAAGCATCTTGAGATTGCCTACTTCAAATTGAACCCTGTTATCAGTGAATATCATGTAGGTGTCGGCATCTCCGTTGTGGTAAATCCTTTCGTCAACCCCTATATTTCCAGCTACATCCAAAGTATAGTCGGGGGAGTCAGTGCCGATGCCGAGCCTTCCGTTCGCCAAGAAAAATACATTGTCGTTTAAGTGGAGGGTGCCCGTAACTTGATGCAAGTCACCATCGCTATTTCCTAGCTTTGTATCACCGTCAGCCTCAAGTTTAATGGCAAATCCTTGCCCGCCACTACCACTGGCACCAAAACCGGCTGACATTATTAATCCCCTAAAACGTCGTTCAGGGCACGGTTGATACGGTCTGCCTTGGTGAGGTGGGTGTTCACTTTGCCTTCGGCAACCAAATAAGCCCCGCTAGTGCTTGGTTCCGAAACCAAGTCAAAGCAAAGAAGCTGAAAATCGTCCTCAACCATAGTGGTGCTGCCCTCTTGGCGGGTAGACCCCAGTCCACGACTGGAAATACCAAGCTGGACGCCGCCCTTTACGAGATCTTTGGCTATTTTACCGGCGGGCGTGTTAAGAATTTTCATTTTTCCCATCACATCGTCGCCCTTCCACCACACTTCTGTGACAAGGTGGCTAGCATTTTTTAATTCTACTACGGAACTGTCAGGGTGGTCGAGTTCGCCGATGGCTCGACCTTCTTTGACAAGCTTTTCATAGTTTTTCATTTCCCGTTCCAAAATGGGTCGGGGGTAAATACGTCCATTTCCGTTCTTTTTACCAGCGGCTTGAATTTTGCCTGCCAAAACGAGGTGGATACCACTCTTGTTGCCTTCACGCTCTTCTTCCGTAAGAAGTTCATCGCTATAATCCAGATTCATAAACTCTTGTAAGACATATTTCTTAGTCATTGTTTTCTCCTTAGAGTGCGGGCGCTACCCGCACGATACTACTACCCCTGCAACACCTGGCGACTGGTCTTAGTCTCCACTTTTGCGTCCACATTCCCTTTAGTTCGGTATTCATGTTGAAATCCTCCGTCCGATATGAGCATACATAACGCATACGATGTTCCAGAAGACAAGCACCCTAACAAAAAAGCATTTATCAACGAAACATCAAATGTAAATAGTTCTGTAAACGGGTTTAGGAGCAGAAGAAATACACCTGACCAGAAGCCGACGCACATGGGGCAATGAAAAAAATGATGACTTGGGCGGATTTTGTCAAACAGAGTTGAAAAAACTAAAATTTGAGTTAAACCATAGGTACAAAGTATAAAATAGACCAGCACTGCTTTTCCTAGTAAAGATAACCTTGCCCCACAAAGGTGTAGGCTGGATCTTGGACTTGCGATTGGCGATAAGCCTCTTCTTCTTCTGGTTTTATTTCACCGTATTCTGTGCTTTCTTCTGCGTTAGGATCAGTGAATCGGTCCTCAATGTTTTTATCGTATTCTCGGGCTTTAACTTCTTCGCCCATAGTTTTCTTAATATATTTTTCAATTTCAAGAAGGGCGACTTGGACAGGATCGATATCATCAACCGGCGCAGCCATAAACGCCTCCAAAACTCCAAACCTTACGCCCCCTTGGATACCTTCTGGGTCAATTACCCCTCCACGATATAAAGAATCAATTAAATCCCTTTGGTACTCATAAATATTATCGCCAGCATAAAGTTTTGGTAAGGTCGATATTTTATTCTGAGCAGGGACGATGATTATATCCATCTTTTCGTGGTCACTAATCAATAAATTCCCCCCCATGGTTTTACTGACCTGAAGCTCTACTGTTGCCTGGGGTGGTATGGCAGCTTGTCCGAGTTTAATCTTCAGGGGCATCGGACGAATACTCGCTTACAAGTTTTTGTAGTTTAAGGACTTTTTTAATATCCGCTTCTCTAATCATAGAAACATTATATTGTTCTATATCTTTAAGAACTCGGTTGGTATTTTTCACCATTTCGTCATCAGACCTAACTTCTTCTAGAGTTAGAGAATTCTGTATCTCTTCTTTTATTCTGGTCAATTCTTCAGCCATAAATAACCTGAAGTCTGCCTCGTTCTGCCCAAAAGAGAAAATATACTTTCCTAAAAGCTTTTTCTGCTCAGGTAGAAGTTCTTTATATTTATCATTGAAATTTTTGGTGAAAGTTTTCACTACCAGAGAATCAATGGGCTTTAGGGTGTGATCCTCGGTTCCTTTTTTGGATGTAATGTTTTTTATTACTTCTTGTTCTAAAATAACTTTTTTCTTAACAGGCGTTTTGTTGTTAAATATTTGAGCTATCGTTGCATAAGATCTATAGTTCGGAACAAAGTTGGAAAATACCTCAGAAGAAACCTCTTTGTTGATTGCTTTAATTACTTGAGACTGTTCTTTAAAAATTTGTACGCTGTCTAAGTCTTCATATTCACGCCGGGCACGATATACCATTTTTTCAGCAGTGTACTTATCAAGATCTTTTGATTCTGTCAAGGCTTTATAACAACTCAGTTCTTTTCCTAGCAGGCTCGTTTCGTTAAAATGCTTTTTTAAGATTTCTAGCACTTTATTTTGGCGAGATCTATCTCCCACTAAAACCGCTTTTGACATCTCCCTTATGAGAGCTTCGTAGACAAAAGCTGTGTTTCTTTTTTTATTGTGTTTCGCCTTCATATTTCTTTTCCAGATCTGATATTAGTTTTTTAATCTCAAAATTAGTTTCTGTAATTAGATTCTCTTCTCTTTCCATCGATTCGCCAGTTATGCCCCGAGACAATGGACCCAAACCATCGGCTACACCCTTAAATAGTCTCTCACGACCGGGATAGGCAGCCTTTTCTCCCGCACTAGCCAGATAGCTTCTTTTTCTAGCTCCTGAGCGGCGCTGGTCCGAAGCCACTGGAACATACCAATCATCTCTTTGCCCTGGCTCTGCTAAGAGTGGTCCCTCTTCTCCGGCCTCATCGCCACCTTCTCCTTCTAGGTCCTCTCCTCCTAGGTCTTCCCCTCCTAGGTCTTCTTCGCCTCCTAGGTCTTCTTCGCCTCCGCCGAGACCAGCGGTCATAGCTGCACCTGCTGCCTCGCCAACTGCGCCGCCAGCAGACTCAACCATTGCTGCATGTTTGGAGTCGGTATATTGCTCGAACATCATGCGCTCAATTTCATCATCGTCAAGCTTAAAGATGTTCTTATAGACCCAGCGCCTAGAGAAGTAACCTTCCGTAGCAGTGCCCGCAATATCAAATTTGGTTCTCAAGTGCTCTAATTCTTGTAGTTCTGCAATCTTAGACGGGTTGTTTAGGCTCAATCTAAAATTGGTCAAATCATTATCACGATACCCCAGGGTGAATAAGTGGATAATGCATATTTTCTCCAACTCCGCAAGGACAACCCTTTGGAGTCTTTGAATGGTTCTAGCAAAGCGGATATCCTTTTGGGCTAGAGTCGTCTTGTCCTCCACTGTATCCGCTTGCGCCAAATAAGCCTTCGGAATCTTCAGTGCTGAAAAGAGTTTGTCCCTCAGATAGTTAACATCGTCAATATCTCCTGTGAATGCTCCGCCGGCTAGGGTCTCTATTCTCGACGATTGCCCCGCACGGACAGGAATATAATAATCTTCGTCAATACTCATGGGATTGTAACGAAGGTCTACCCGTCCAGTGTCTGCATCCACCACTTGGTTGCGCTTCATCTGAGTTTTTACTTGTTCGATATATTGTTCCACATCTTCTACGGCGATATTCCCAACGTCAATGTAAAATACCCGTCGTTCAGGGGAGCGGACAATACGATAAGCCATCATGGCATCTTCTAGGAGAGTTAGTTGTCTCCATATACGACGAGCAGACTCAAGAACAGACGTACCATATGGAACATACTTGTCGTCTCCCAGAACACGGAAGTGGGCTAATTGCCAATTTTCAAAAGTAACTCCAGGCTGCGAATCGCCAGACCAGTAATATTGAATATAGTTTGGATTTGTTGGATCTTTGCCCTCTATTCTCTCAACTTCTCTAACGGGAAGAGGAACAACGTTGGTAACCCCGAGTTCATCGTCGATATCCAGATAGAGATAATAGTCACCATATTTGCACATACTTCGTGCCCAGCCAAAAAGATTTGACTCCACATTCAAAACAGTATATAACAAGGTATGAACAATGTCTTTTATTTCTCGGTTATGACAATCAATATGAACCAAATTAGTTAGCTCAGAAGACGTGGTAATTTCATCAGCATATACGTCCATAGCTGAGGCGATTTCCGGAGTATATTCCATCTGATCAAAATCAGTGTATCGCATCTGTTTATCACGATTCAACAATACTTTACTTTGGAGTCCGGAGAAGGGGTTGTAATATTCTTTCTTTTTGAACTCTTTGCCCGTACTTGTTTTAAAAGTATATTTTTTTGCTGTTCGAGCAGTAGTCCGAGTTACAGACGGTTGATTGTAATTTACGATGGGACCACTAAACAGCCGTGTCAGCCTCTTAAACAAAGAAGATTCTTGGTTGCGTGGGTTGTTTTCGTTTTGTTGATTGCTTTGGTCAGCCATTTTTATCCCTTAATTATCCAAGACAAATCATAATTTTTGCCATCGTTGCCTTGAAATGTATTTTTTGATTTTACAGGTTTTTTATACCCCTGCATTCCTTCTATTTTAGTGTTAAAAGTCTTACTGCTCACTGATATTCCGCCGATCATTGCCTTTTTGTACTCTATTTCCCTTTTGTTCACTGTTAAAGCCGTATCTCTTACCCAGCACCCAATACATGTCGCTATAACAAGATCATCATTATAACCCCTCATTGCCTGTGGTCGTCCATTGTGCCAGATAAATGTTTTTATCTCATTGGCTAACCGCATTGAGTTAATAGTAATTAGTTTGTTTCTTACGAATTCCTCAAACTTAGAGATAACCAAGGGGCGGGTCTTCATAGACATGGTAAAGCCCGCAACACCACCAATTGCTTCAGCGGTAGCTTGATCCACATATTCGTGCGTTGATCGGATACTGTAATAAAGGTTTTCATAACCAATTTCTTCTAAGCGACTGAGGACGCCTATCCCCAAAGAGTTGTTTTCGATAACCAATAACGCACCGTTGTATTCAGTAGCCATACTTGACAAAAGAGGAGCAAACATATCAGGAGTTATTTTTCCTTGATATTCTGCAACTTGGTTCATCGTCTGCAAATCAATAACCTGACAAACGCTATAGTCTGACCCGTCGCCACGAGCCACATCGGCAATAGCCAGATACTCTCTTCCTGGCTCTGGGGGTTCCCAAATCCAATAATTTCTGTCAAACCCTGTTTTATATTTTGGCTCAGATACGCTGTCTAATATTCTCCTCAGATCGTCACCATGAACAACTGTCTCCCCTGAAGCGTTAAAGTTACACTCAAGCTCTTGGGCAATTTCTCTCTTCGACATGTTGCGGGTTTCTTTAGCGAACCAAGTTTGGTCTCGTTCTGGATGTACGTTCCACGGTAGCTTAATTGGATTAAAGTCGTTTTTACCCTCTTCTGCCTCAATGTAGTTTTTGTGAAACCAGTTGCCAACGCCATAGGGCGTACTCAGAGCAATGCAGGTCCCACCCGTTGACAGAGTGGGGTAAAGCCCTGCCCACATTTCATCAAGACCTTCCACAATCGCAGCCTCATCGACGACAAGAAGGGATAAAGCTTCCGAACGACCTGCATCGCCCGAGGTAGAGGAGGCTTTTACTTGAGAGCCATTAGACAACTCAAAAGAGTTTCTATTATCAATTTCAATTGTTGCAATTCTTAGCCAAGCAGGAAGATTTTTATATATCGCCTTTGCCTTTTTAACCAAATTGGCTGCGGTTCCTAATTTTGTCGCAACAACCAATATATTTTTGTCACGGTGGAAAAGCATAAGCCAACAAACATAAGCAGCAACAGTGGTAGAAATACCCAACTGTCTTGCTTTTAGGATTATATTAAACCGATGCTTCTTGAAATCTCTCAGGGCGTCCTCTTGGAACCTGTACATATCAAAGGGAATAAGCCCATGCATCGGGTGAGATATTTTTGCGTACTTATTAGAGAAATAGACAGGATCCTTGCCGGAGCGCACGATCTCTGTCATCATTTCCTTTTTGTTGAGGCTCATTTATGCCTTCGGTGTATCTGGGTTCTTCGGAGCCTTATCATTCTTGGGGCGCTTGGTGGTCGAAAGTTCCATGAACTTTTTAATACCGTCTTCCATCTTGTCGCTGGATGGTTGCTTGAGAGATTCTGTTTCCCCAGCGCCGCCAATCTTATATTGCTTGGTTGCTTGCACCCAATTTCTAACCCTAGAAGTGCTTTGGACCAAAATATCAGCAGCGTCAACCTCTGTGAGATTAACGCTGGAGTTTGTTATATTTTTGTATTCTTTCTTGAGGTATTTAACAATATCCTTAAAGCGGCGCTCAATTTCGTTTTCAAATTGATTTCGGGGGTGAACCTCTTTCATAAGCACTTCACTCTGGTATCCGATGATTAATTTATCTGCGGCAAACTTCACAGAAAAACCGTCCATCACCCTGCTGTCAACAATAGGATGACCCTCTTCACGCCGAAGACCGACTGTTTCGTCCATCTGGTATCCGTCGTAAGCATTTGCTGCCGCCTGATTCAACCCTTTAATTACATCTAGAATGGTAGCCATTTTTTTATTCTCCTTAAAAATTTACCAACGTATTGTTTAACTGCCCGAATGAAACTTCTGAGTCTGGGTGGTTTGTATTCTCCGTGAGAAGGTCTCCAGCCATCGACAACCCACCTTTCTTCACGAAACTCCACATACTCAATATAACATTGTTGACAACAGTCAAACCTATTCATATATAGGTCGTCACCCGCTGAAAATGAATATGTTTTGCATACCGGGCAGGATCGGCACTTTTCTTTATTGGTCCGGCTTTTTCTGATAACAATGTCACCGATCTCTAAATTTTGTTTTAAGTTTCTTTTGTTTCTGTTGCGAACTCTTCTCTTTTTTAACTGCTGGAGGTAGTCTTTTTCTTTTTCTACCTGCCACAGAGACCTGAAGTCTTGTACTGTCTCTTTTCCGTATTTTTCTGCGACGGCTTTCTCGACCGCTGCAATATAGTCGTAATCCACGTTCTTCACTTTTGATATACAGCATGAACAATGCCGATAGAAACGCCAGTTCCTATCACCAAACCCGTGAGAAGACCGAGGGTTCCCCGATTTCTGTCAAACCATGAGTTGTTTTTCTTGAGTTGGTCTTCTAGTTTTGTGATGGATAATTTGTACGTCTCTTGCATTTGGGTGCATACCTTTTTATCCACAGAGCAGTCTGCCAGTTTGGCGTTGGTGTCAATTTTCTTTTCCAGTATTTTGCGAAAGTCTTCTTCGCTCAACAGAATTCCAACATAGGTGTTGCCCTCTTGCTCAACAGCCGCTGGGCGAGGCTCGAACTTCGTAACCTCTGCCGCAGCGGCGTTAAGCGAAAAGAGCAGTATGAGTGCAACTACTTTTTTCATTTTATTTCTTCAGGAACTTTTTGAGCCCCTCGATACGTTTGGCAGGACGCAGGAGACCGCTAACCAAAGTATAGGCAACCAGCTTATCACGCTTATCATCTTCATAGATGCCACGATGAATAATGGCTCCACCTGTTAGAGCAGCCAAAGTGTCAAACCCGAACTCAATGTTGTCCATCAGTCCAGCAGTCTCCTCAAAAATGACTTCTCCACCCACCACAATACAAGCAGCGCCCGTTGCCGTAGTCAGGTCAAAACCTTCGGCGAGAAGTGTTTTCTCAAGATTCTTTTTAAGCGCAGTTGAGACAGCGGTTTCATTCTCAACATCTTTAACAGTTGTCACGCCCATAATCATACACCCAGACTGGCGCATAACGCTATCATAATCCGTGGCATCAAACGTGGTGTACTCTGAATCCTTATTGGCAAGGACGTTAAATACATGGAACAAACCTGCAACTGTGTTGTTGATGGTCTTCCAAAACTTCTTCACTGTAAGTTTGGGGTAAAGCTTTTTAATCTTTTCGTTATCCACCATAATAAGAGGGGCAATCTTTCCTTTTTCTGCTTGCACGCAAAGATCAGTGATCCGAGCATGAGCATTCTTGGCAACGGTGGGGGATGCGGACTCACCTGCTGTGGGCAGAGATGCCACAACACCAACACGCTTATCAACATCCTCTACGCCAATATAAGTGAAATACTTCTTGGCAACCTTAATAAGAGTGTTAACTGTTCCACCGCCAGAGCCGCCGGAGACACCTAAGCAAATCAAGATACGGTCAACGTTGCTACCGAAAACTTCACGGAACAAATTGAATACTTCTTGCTCCTTTCGTTCGATTGCGGCTTGAGCCTTTTTTTGGTCTTTGCCGGCACCTTGCTCGCCGTGTTCGTCAACAAGGAATTTTTGATTGTCAGGTATATCAAGCCCATTTAAATCAGAACGGGCTGTATTTACAGCAACCGTCTTGGTATAACCCATATCATAAAACGCTTTAGCCATACGTCCGCCGCCTTGGCCAGCGCCTACAATAGCATAAGTAAGAGCGCCGCCGGCCTTGTCCTCAACAGCCTCCTCTTCTTCGTTTAGGTCGGGATCGTAATCCTCGATGTCAAGTGTAGGAATATCTACCATTTTTTTATCTCCTTAGATATCTAGTTCTTTATGTAATCTGATCAAAGCCTTCAATCGCTCTTCTCTGTCGTCTATTTTTTCGGTGTCCCGCAGACGATTTTCAAAGACGCTCTTGACTGCTCCAATCTTATCTTTTTCCAGTCTACCACGCAACTCTGATTCCTTTAAGGCGAATGTTGCTTCTGTTTTTATTGCTTCTAAATACTCTATCTTGTCGTCTGTGGGTTTTAACAGACGATAAAAGTAAATGAGCAGGCTCGCCAAGACGACGATCCCCAGTACAAGCTTCCACCAGCCTGACTTCAGTTTGTACCATAACCATTTCATCAGCCGTGCTTCCACTTAGCAGCAATGTCGGCTGCTCCTTGTAGTCCAATGTATGCGAGAGATACAGCAACCCAGTCGCTGCTCGTAAGATGACCAGCCGCCAAGAAAGCGGTGGAAGTTCCCCATACTATTAATTTTCGTGAAGCCCACTTACCGAGCCATTTGTCTAGTTTTTCGTGCATATCTACAGCACCTCCTCTGTAGATATAAATAGTCAGTTAATGATTATTCAGGCCGGCCTGTTGCGGGGGCGGGGGCTTTTGCTTGCTGTTTGGCAGTTTCTTGTCCTTTTTGGACAGATCTCTTGAGCATTGCAAATGCTTTGTCTAGTTCGCCTTCGTCCATTGCAAATGTTTCTGGGTGAGATAACAAAGCCTTTACGAGGGCTAGTTTGAGGTCTACTGTTTTTGAGGCAGCTTCAATTTTTCCCTTTAGAGGGGCCAACTTACTCACCATAAGTCCCACCAATTCTTTAGGGTCTTCCGCTTCTTTAAGATTGCTTAGTTCTTCTTTAATAACTTTTCTCAGGTATGTTTTTGTTATTTTCATTTTATTTTGCCCTTCCAATTTGCGCTTCAATGGCTTTCTGTACGTCGAGTGACGAGCCTTTTTCGAAGATCATCTCATACATGGATCGGCGGGGCTCCTCTTGTTTATTAGCCCAGCTTTTCTTAATCTTTTTGACCATTGGGTCCTTGCCGTCCAAAAAATGACCATTGACTACGGCTTCGCCCAATTTGTTCCAAACTTGTTGAATTGTCACGTAATCATCCAACCCCGCATCAATCGCATCTTGGATCTTTTTTCCAACGCCGCCGCTTTCTGGTTTGTAATACATTAGCTCCTGCGCTGCGGCACTCTTTTCTCCAAGGTCGATGTCGCCGCCGCCGAAAAGTCCGCCAAGAAATTCATCAACACGACCTTCAGCGAGGACCTTTCGACCCACCTCTGCGTAAATGGCTTCTCGAACTAGTTTTTCTAAATTAGACTTTTTAATTTTCATTTTGTGAGCCCCTCCTAGGAGAACTAATAATAAATAGTTTACTTTCTTGCTTTCTCCCCCGTTTGTTACATTTATCTCCCTTGGGGGGGAACACACCCATTAGTCTGGCAAAACTCTCCATCATACTTAGATAGCTCCAGCAGTTCATCGATGGGAAGACTTACCTTTCTGACGGCAACTTCAACGCCTGGCGTGCCATTCATAAAGTCGTAAACTACCTGAGACGCCCAACGGTGGTGTCCGTCGAGAACATAGTTATCACTGCTAACAATAATTGGGGCTCGAATTTTATCATGTTTTCCATCGGTGGACACAAGGGCTGAGTTCATGCCGTTGACCTTTGCTCCTTTTAATTGGTTTTGTGTGGCTTTCAGGTTCGAAGCAAGTTCTGTTGTCTCTGATACTGAGTGTCCTTGGCTCTCAAGATAGTCGGCAAACGCTTCTGCCAAATCTTGATCGTCTGCTGTTTTAAGTTGAGGCATTACGCTTCTTGCAAGACCCTTGTTATCTTGACACATAAGTTTCGTGCCCTCAATATCCAGTTCGCAAAGTTCAGGATCTTCTCCGTGGCGAGAACCACCAGGCAAAAACTCCTTAAAATAATCAAACATTTTTTGGTCTATTTGGGGATTTCCTGTGACTTTTCCACCGGAAGGTGCTAAACCTGGGTCGTCGAGCATACCTTGTTCTGTAACATAGGTTCTCCATGACTCCATAATAAGCTTCATGTTTTTCATTTGAGCCGCTCCTCTGATATAATATAAAATAAATAGTCTCTCTATAGACGTTTTGCTCTTTTATGTATTTGAACAAGACCCGCCATTACTCGGATGTCTTTTCCCTCATAAATAATGGTTGCTACTTTCTCCCAAGTGTGGTATTCTTTGAGTAGCCCAACTTTCCACCCCTCGGCATCTCCACCCGAGTATTTAAATCTAACAAGATCACCTGCTCTCATATCTCACAGTCGCACTCTTTTATTTTGTTCCGGCGATTTCTAACCCTGCACAAGGGGCACCGAATATAGTGTGAATCATTTTCATAAAACATAGCCCAAAGTCTGGGAACTCTCAATGCTATTCTCCACGGACCAATAAACCACAGGATACAACACCGAGGTATATTGGAATGTCGTCCACACTCCCAGTGGTATTTTATTTTATTGAGATACGAAAGCATACCCATCTTGACGCTCAATGTCAATAGTCATATCCGCAATATCTTTGAGACTATCCAAGTGAGTAATCAAAAGCACAGTTTTGTAGTAGCCCTTGATCATTTCCATCACTCGCATAAAGCCTTCAAGGTTTTCGGCGTCCAAGGCTGTGCCCGGTTCATCCATAATCATAATGTCAGATTTTGGTAGGGTTGACACATTGGTTAGGGCGATGCGGATGGCGATGGCTGCGAGCGTTTTTTCTGCTCCAGAAGCCATCTCTAAAGGTCGTGCTTCGTACTTTGGATGTTTGATGAAGATGTCTAATTTATTCTTTTCTGCCTCGAAAAAGATGTCGAAGTCGGTGACGTTGGCAAGCACCGTGCTGATCTCCTCGTTGATAAGAGGTAGCATCCGCTTCACCACATCATAACTGATGCCATTAGGATGAGTGCAGCGCATGAACAAATCGTAGGCAGCGTAGTCAGTCCGCAGGTCTTCCAGTTCTTGTTGTTTGTCTTTGATGTTTTCAATCTGGGTTTCAATGCCGCCGTGCTGTTTTACAAGGTCAAGCACCTTGGTTTCGCAGATAACAATGTCGCTTTCCATTTTGATGGACTTTTCTTTGAGGTCATCTTGCTCTTTGATGAGTTCCTCTCGGTTCTCAATTGCTTCCTTGTTTAATTCATAAACCTCAATTTTTGTTTTGATGCTTGCCATCTCGTTGGTGAGGAGGTGGAGTTTATTTTTTATCTGCGCCAAAGATAGGTCAAGGTTGGTTGCCTCGGTGCAGAGGTCAGCATATTCCTTGTCCCTGTCGTTGTAGAGGTTCCGCTCTGATTCTAGTGTCTCTACATCCATACCTTCCAGTTTGGTTGTCAACTGGTTGTGGCGGCGGCGGAGAGCCATCAGACTTTTGCGGCAGTCACCCAGCAGAGACTTGGACTCATAGGCGTCCTTGATAAATTTACAATGGGAGAACTCGGGTCCGCAGGGCACTTCGCCGAGAATACTAACCTTCTTCTCGTAGTTTTCTTTTTGGGTTTCCCGCAGATTTATCTCTGCTTCTAAGCTGGTGAGTTCTTTTTGGATGCCTTCGCACTCTGTAATCTTTTCTTTGAGTGCTGACACATCTGTTTTGTCTAGCAGTCCTTTGAGGACTTTCGCTTGTTCCAAAACATCTTTCTTTTGGTTTTTAGTCTGGGCAATTTTGAGATTGTAATCAGACCGCTCTTGTCCTGCTGTCGCAAGTCTTGCTGTCTCTTTTCCGATGTTGATAAGTTCAACAGGGGCAGATGCGAAAAGTCCATCAATCTCTTTGACTCGCTCGGAAATGGTCTCTAACTCGGTGGTTAGTTTCTCGCATTTCCTTTCCTGCTTTTCCCTTGCTTTTTCATTATCGGTCAGTTCTCCGAGGAGTTGCGTAATATCTTCATCAAAAGTATTATCTTCCAATTTTCTGAGCAGGGCTCGGGTTTCTATGCTGTCCTCCTTAGAGCGCCTAAACTTCTTCTCAAACTGGTCAAGGTCTAAAAATTTGGCGAGGATTTCCTTGCGCTTGGTTGAACCCTCGTTGATGAAGGTCATCGCACCCATCTGGCTGGACATACTTGTTAGCAAAAAGTCGTCAATTGTTCCAAAGATTCGCCGAATTGCTTTGTCTGTGCCGTTGCGATCCAGCGAGTTGAGGCTAGTTTCCTCGTTGGTGGCTGGGTCAATCACCGTGAACTCTACATCGGTCTTGGCTTCTTCGGTTTCTTCTCCGTGAAGTTTGCGAGTGTACTTCTCGGACTTCCGCTCAATGATGTAGGTCTTGCCTGATACATCAATCTCGACTCGTCCGCAGCCAGAGGGCTTATTCTGGTTAATGATGTTTAGGTTCTTGCGGTTGTTCTTGCTAATTGAATTATACACCGTGTAAAGCATACTGTCAACAACAGAACTCTTGCCTGAATAGTTTTTACCGAAGATGCCGACAACGCCGTTGAGTTTCTCAAAATTGACGGTGTTGCCTTCTCCGTAATTGAATAGGTTGTCCCACTCCATCTTTTTCAGCGACCACTCTACATTTCGTAGCCCAGCCTCATCGCCGTTGACATAGCTGTCGTACTTGGAATTTAGTTGGAAAACCTTTTCTAATGTCTTGGTATCGGGTTCATATTCTTTTAGGTATTCCCGAATTAATCGCTCTTGGACTGCGGGGTCTCGTAGGTTCTCCGTATTGCCAAGGTCGTCAACATTTACGCTGTCTCGTTTTAGTCCCGCTTTATTTACAAAAGAGAGGCTCTCAGGCTTGAAACGGGTTTTGACAATATCCATCACACGGCGGATTTTGTCTAGTGAGACTTTGTGGTGCGTCACCACACGCAGTCGGGCACCTTCTGGGATATCCAACTTGCGTGGGATGTTGCCCTTCTCTGTGAGTTCAATCGTCATAAAGGGTTTGACATTTTTGACGAGGTGATGCTTCACATCATAGTGGGTTTTGCTTTTGATGTCCCAAATCAAAAAGCCCTTGTCGTTTGTCTCGCCGTGATTTTGCTGGATAGTAGAGCCACAATAGCGGATAGTCCCGCTCTCGTTGAGAACCTGATTGGTCTTGTGGATGTCGCCCAACATGGCATAGTCAAACTTGTCAAACACCGAAATGTCGTGGTCGCCGTGGTCCATCACCCAGCCGAGGTCTGTTTGGCTATTATTAATTGCTCCGTGATAAAGAGCGATGTTGATTGCGTCTGGGTCGGCGGGGTCGAGCCAATTGGTTTCGTCAAAAATGGACATTATATTTAAGGAGAGATTATCCTCCAGAAACATTTCCCCGGAATACTTGTGTAGAATTAGACTTGGGTGGTTAAGTGCTTCCACAATTGGAGTGATAGCATCTTGGCGGCTGCTGTTCCGTAGGTTGCCGTCGTGATTGCCGAGGATGATATGGGTCTCGGCGATGTCAGCCAAGTTCTTTAGGAAATCTGTGGCTAGCTCAAAATACTCTGGTGAGAGTTGTGTTTTTGTGTGAGCCAAGTCGCCACAATGAACAATGTAATCTACGTTCTCCCTCCGCAGGGTCTCGTAGATATGCTCAAATGCCTTACGATATTCATAATGATATTTCAGGTTTTTGATATGGGTATCCCCAAAATGTGCTATCCGCACCATAGGCGCACTCCTTCTGTCAGTGTGTCTTATTGTATCAGATGATGTTTGGGGTGTTTAGGCTGGGCTATTCTTGTCCGAGCTTATTTTTTATTCTTACCTTCAAAGCGCCAAGTAGTGCGGCAAAATCAATCATGTCTAGAGAATCTATTCTTTCTCTGATGAAATCCTCTACTTCTTGTATCTTCTCGTCAATCTCTTCAACCCCAGAAGAAACTCGCTCTTTGAGGAGTTCTTCTTTGATAATCTGTTGAAGTAAAGATTTTGTGATTTTCATTTTGTTTGCCTAAAAATCGCTGGGCTTGTAGTCTTCAACTTCGTCGCCCGGCATACGCATGTCGTGCATTTGCATAACATAACCAAGAAGGTCTTGGGCGTTGGAGCGTTCCATAGCTTGGACTAGTTCTTCAAGGGCTTGTTGTGGTCCTAGTGCCTGGACGATTACATCCACCATTTCAAAGGTGTCGTCGCTGGCGTCTTCACGCAGAGCCTTTGTGACTTCTTCTCTAATAACTTTTTGTAGTTGTTGTTTTGTTATTTTCATTTTATGCTCCTGGGTCTCCGAGCAAGCCTCGTCCTTCAAACCACTTATCAAGGACGGCTTGGTCAGTGTTCATTACCAAGTAAGAAACAACATCCATGGCTTTTCCGAGGTCCGTGCTCATGTGTTGTAGAATTGCGTCTAGTTGGTCGCTGCGCTCTGCTCTTCCTACCGTTTTTCCGACAGGAACATCTTTTCCTTCTTCGGACCAGCGATTAATAGTCTTCATCAAAGCGTTCTCTTCGCCGATGGCTTCTTTGATAATCTTTCGTAGTTGGGTCTTTGTGATTTTCATTATTGTTCCATCCTGCTAATAGGTCCGCCGATGCCGGCGGCATCAAACGCCAACTGAATGTCGTTGATGAGTTGTTCTCTTTTTCCGGGGGGCACCGATAGGTCAACATTTTGAAGGACCATGTTCATTACCGCTCTTCGGAAGCTGCTGCCAGCATCGGGATATTCATAAGACTTGGGCGATGGGGCACGAGGGTCTTCGGCTGCTTCCGCTTGGAGTTCTTCTTTAATGATCTTTCGTAGTTGAGACTTGGTGATTTTCATTATGTTCTCCGTAAATCTTCGGAGGCTTCTAGGTCAATAAGGAAATCAGCAAACTTGTTCATTCCGCCTCGTGTAAGAGTAAAGCCCAAGTCCGTAAGTACCTCGGCAATTGCATAGGCATCATCTGGTCCAATCGGGTCAGCAGGTCGGGCGGCGTCTCTGGCGAGGTCAAGTTCTGTTGACTTCTTAGCGAGGAAATCTGTTTCTCTCATTTTTGCTTCCCTGTCTAAGTCGCCCATAGATCTTCCTGACCGCATACTGTGTGGGAGTCCGGCTTCTTTGAGTTCCTCTTTGATAATCTTTCGTAGTTGTGATTTTGTGATTTTCATATGTCGTAGTCCTTCATCATATCAAGTTGAGCCTTGCTTGGTCCTCGGCGACCTTTGCCCGTTTTGAGTGGCTTGCTTGGCGGGTCACGATAATCGCTTTCGTAATCTTCCATTTCTGCCGCAGAAGAGGGTCCTCCCAGTCCTTCGGGTTCGGGACGCCCACCAGCGATACCCCTCTTCAGGAGGTAAGAGAGTCGCCGAACCAAAATTCTGGCTGCTGAGTCAACGCTACTGTCTGGTCCGAGAATGCTATATAACCTGTCAGCCATTCTGGATGCTTTTTTTGCGTCTTCGGCACTCATCAAAGAGCGACCTGTTCCCAGAGGGCGGTCATCCTCGGTGGCGTACTTATCTTCGCTAAGTTCAGCTTCCATCTCTTCTTTGATGATTTGCTGTAGTTGAGTCTTCGTGATTTTCGTTTTGTTCTCCACACGAATGCCACCTCCGGCGTCCATTGCTAGTTCTTCTATAAATTCCTCAAACGCACCATAGGGAACGCCCATTCCGGCAAAGTTATCCATGAACTCATCGTTGAGACCCATTTTGATTGCCATGGGGTTCAGCCCATCGGCAGCCATGCCGTCGGCTATGTCTCTGAGATAGTTTTCAATCTGTTCCCGAGAAGCGGCTTCTTTGAGGTTTTTGGTTTCTTCCCGAATAATTTGTTGTAGTTGTGATTTTGTAATTCTCATTTTACTCTCCCTGGGTAAGGGCAATTCCATTTGTCCTTCTGGTTCGCCGACCATTCCTCTTGGTGGTTGTTCATATGTTCCGCCTCGGGATAGTTGATCCCGGTATTCATCTTTGATAAATTGGGCGACGCCTTTCATGCTATCAAGGCTTATCTCCATTGGGTTGATTTCGCCTTCCGAGCCAGCGAGTGGTGTCACCTGAACATCATATCTTCCCATCATCCCAAGCGGGTCAATCGTTACATCTATGTTCTTATAGTTGGTAAACACAATCTCGCCACGATTATAAAATGCTTCAGCCTCCAAAAAAAGTCCCATCTCACTCATAATAGGTTCTACGAGTTTTTCTACCATCATTCCAAACTGGTGGCGTGCCTCGTCGTCTCTAAAATTTTCTTTGTAGTTTTGACGGGCTGCTTCTAATTCAGCAAACTCCATCTCACCTTGAGTGACTTCGTTAATAAGTTCTATTAAGTGATCTTTGAGATTCATTTTTTATCCCAATTAGGTTAGCTTCAGCATTGCATTCATAAATTTATCAACGGACTGGTCACCTATTTGCTTGTTCTTTAGACTAAGCAACATCTCTTCAACGCCATCAAAGCCACGCATCGAACCTTTTGCTTTCAGGTCTTTAAATTCAATCATAGCTTTAGCAAGAAGGTTTTCGTCGTGAGGGGCTGTCCCACCTTTAGCAAAAGCCTTTGCCAAATTTGAAAATAATTGTGGAATAGCTTTTGCACCCATGCCTGACATTGCTCCACCAATTTCATTAAAAGCTTTCTGAAGCTGTCCGGTGTGTTTATCGGGATTATCTAAAGTAACAACATTACCCTTCTTCCCTTTCTTGCCGCCACCAAATAAACCAAAAAGTTCATCAATGCGGCCTTCGTTAATAGCCCGCCTACCAACCTCTGTATAGATCGTTTGTTTTATAATTTCTCTTAGCTTAGATTCTTTAATTTTCACTTGCATTCTCCTTTGCACCCCGAGCAGGAGCAGCATCCGCAGCAACAGCAACAGTGCTTATCATTAAAAAGATTAACCAACTTGTGAAGTACGAGTTTCATTTTGTTCCCCCCGAGGGTTGTTATAAATAGTTCCTAGATTCCAGTAAGTCGTAGCACATCAGAAGTTATTGCCAAAACAAAAATTCCGAGCACTAGAACCGCACCAATAATATTTAGTACGTTTCGTGTCTTTACTGCCAATTTTTTACGTCTTATACCTTCCACCACAGAGATACCGATATGTCCACCATCTAATACTGGAATTGGTAGTAGATTAATGACGCCGAGATTGATGGAGAAAAAGGCTATCCAGTCGATTAGAAATCCCCAGTCTCCTGTTTCTGCGCTCCGCTTTCTGGCTTGCTCTGTGAACTCGTAAACTGCAACAGGTCCACCAATTTCTTTGACAGACATAGGCTCTTGTCGAGGCACCGTTACTGCCTCCCATATACTCTTATACATTTTTAGGGAAACCTGATGTGAATAACCAGCCGCTTCCATCACACCTATGCGGTGGGGAGTCGCCCCTTCTGGTATATAAACATCAGGATATGGCTGCCCAACAAGCAGCATAAAATATAATGGCCACGGCAACAACAAATTAAATACCGGACCCATCACCGCTATAAAGGCTCGCTTCCATGCCGACACCGCCCAAAAGGACTCGGGGTCGTTCTCAACATTATGATAATCTTGTTCGCCTCGTGGTTTGATATATCCGCCCAGCGGTAATAAAGAAAGTCGCCATTCAGTTCCCCATATTTTCTTCTTGAGGAGGACTTTGCCGAAGCCTATTGAAAAACTATCAACGGCGACGCCAACAGCACGGGCAGCGACATAGTGTCCAAGTTCATGGACAAAAATTACTAAAACGATTATTCCAAGAAAGGTAAGCATAACATATCCTCTTCACACACATTCTGGGAGTGGAGTTCATATTTGGGAACACCATATCCTTTGATGTCCCATTTTTCTATCACGCCTGGTGGTAGCCTGTGTTCTATGGGAGCCCAGAATTTTATGTGATTGTATATCTTTTTATTTTCTGCCTTCAATTGCTGTATCTCTATATTCTGCCGTTTGATGACGCTTTCCAAATTGTAAAGAGCGTGGCTCGCAGCCGTTTCGAGTCGCTCCTCAATTCGGCTCTCATTTACAACATATAAAAGGAGACCCATGAAAATCGTACAGACCACAGTTGCGACAACCGAAGTCCAAACGACTGCTGAAAGGTAGTTGGTTTTTACTTTCTTGGCGGGTGGGGAGACATCAATAATCTCAGGCTCGTACATAGAATT